AAATAATGGCAGGAAATTTTGCAGCAAGTCCAACATTCTCGTTGCAGCCATCGGCTCAACAAGTTCCGTTGTCGACTAATTATATTACCAACTTTGATTTCTTAAATCAGTATCTTCCTGATACATATGAAAAAGAATTTGAAAGATATGGTAACAGAACACTTTCAGCATTTTTAAAAATGGTGGGTGCAGAAATGCCTTCTAATTCTGACCTTATTAAATGGGCAGAACAAGGAAGGTTACATATCAAATATGAAAATGTAACATCAGCTCAAGCAGCAGGTTCTAACACAGCTACATTAACAGTTAATGATTCAGCTATCGGTAGTAACCCTGTTGGTACTGTAATTACAGGTGAAAATCCTTATTCAGCACAAGGCGGTATCGCAGTAAGAAAAGGACAAACAGTTGTAATTTCAGATAATGCAGGTGGTGGTGAAAACAAAGCAGTTGTAACTGCGGTAGATACAGCGAACAGCACATTCTCCGTAGCATACTATGAGGCAGCAGGTCAAGTTGCAGCTTTAGGGGCAGCTACTACAGTTTTCATTTACGGTTCAGAATTTGAAAAAGGTAAAGCAGGAATGGAAGGTTCCTTACAATCAGATGACTACATCTTTGAAAACAACCCAATCATCCTAAAGGACACTTACTTAGTTAATGGTTCTGATATGGCTCAAATTGGTTGGATTGAAATTTCAACAGAAGACGGTGGTTCAGGATACCTATGGTACTTAAAGTCTGAGCATGAAACAAGGCTAAGATTTGATGATTACTTAGAAACAGCAATGATAGAAGCAGTACCTGCAGAGGCAGCTTCAGGAGCAGTTGGAGAAGGACTCATCGGTTCAGAAGGTGTTTTCCACGCAGTTGGTACAAGAGGTAACTTATGGACAGGAGGTAATCCTGATGCATTAGCTGACTTCGATGCAGTTATCGACAGATTAGACAAGCAAGGTGCAATTGAGGAAAATGTAATTTTCTTAAACAGACAGTTCGGTTTCGATATTGACGATATGTTAGCAGCTCAAAACTCTTACGGAGCAGGTGGTACATCTTATGGACTATTTGACAACGATGAAGAGATGGCGTTAAATTTAGGTTTCACAGGATTCCGTAGAGGTTATGACTTCTACAAGTCTGATTGGAAATATCTAAATGACCCAACAATGAGAGGCGGAATCAGTGGCACAGGTGCGGTTAACGGGTTATTAGTACCGGCAGGTTCTACAAGTGTTTACGACCAAGTTCTTGGTAAAAATGCGAAGAGACCTTACCTTCATGTAAGATATAGAGCTTCAGAAACTGAAGATAGAAGATATAAGACATGGATTACAGGGTCAGCAGGTGGAGCAGCTACTACAGACATTGATGAGATGAGAGTTAACTTCTTATCTGAAAGATGTGTTTGTGTGATGGGTGCGAACAACTTTGTATTATTCGAAGACTAATACACACTCTAAATGATACGGGAGCCTTCGGGCTCCCTTATCTTTTTAATAAAAATTAAATTTAATATAATGAAAGTAAAAACAGAATTAAAAGACAGAGTCTATAGACTCAAAAGAAATGCAGCTCCTTTGAGCTTCATGTTACCATCCAAAAGTTCCAAGCGTAAACCATTACTTTGGTTTGATGAAGAGAACGGAATAAACAAAGAATTAAGATACGCAACCAATCAAAAAAGCCCTTTTAAAGAAGAGCAAGATGGAAATGCAATAGTTACACCTATCGTTTTTGAAAATGGTTTATTAAGAGTTCCAAAAAGAAATCAAGCTTTACAGATATTTTTAAGTTATCACCCAATGAACGGGATAAAATTTGAAGAAGTAGATTTAGCAAAAGACGCAGCTTCTGAAATAGAAAGCTTAAATGTAGAAGTAGATGCATTGATAGCGGCTAAGGACCTTACTATAGAACAAATGGAAATGTTGGGTAAAGTAATTTTATTTGGCAATGTTTCCAAAATGTCTAGCTCAGAATTGAAAAGAGATATACTGATATATGCCAAAAGATATCCAAAAGAATTTTTAAGTGCGGTATCTGACCCGGGATTACAATTGAACTCTACTATACAAACATTTTTTGATGAAAGATTATTAATATTTAAAAATCAACAAAAGGATGTATATTTTAATTTACCGGGAAATAAAAAGAGATTGATTCAAATTCCATTTGGCGAAGACCCTGTATATGTTTTAGCATCTTATTTCAAAACAGATGAAGGCATTGACAAGCTCGAATACTTGGAAAAAAAGCTAGGATAAAAGTTGTATCTTTGTAACTTATTAACTCATAAAATTTTTTAAATTATGAAAAAGTATGGTATAGTACAACTCGATGGTGTTAGCTCAACAGCTAGAGACCAATTTTCTACAAGTGGTATTACCCTTGTTTATCTAAACAGTGCTGATGATGTAGAAATAGTTTATGATAGCGGAAAAATCGTTAACATTGCATCAGCAGCAGCACTAGTTGCCGCAGATGTAAAAGTAGTTTTTGACGCAATTGTACAGGCAAGTCAAACTAAATGGACTGAAACATCATTTCTCATTCCGAAGTTAAGTCAACCTGTAAATTCAGTTGATAGTAATTAATTAACCTTTTAAATTATATAGATATGGATAAATTTTTAAATTTCGATAATGTAGGTTTTGTAGGAACTTCTGATATTATTTATGTTAAACTTGATGGTGGTGAGATTTTCCTTATTAACAACAATGGAATAGAACTACAAATAGGACAAGCTTCTACAGCAACTGCTGCCGATAAAGCAACAATAGATGCTGCCTTGGTAAAAATTTGGTCAAAAGGATATACTGACTCAGTATTAGATGTAAGTCTAAGTTCGGCTGTAAATGAAATTGTTCCGAACTAACAAGTTGACAAAACCTAACACTAAAAGAGGACTAAAAATTAGCCCTCTTTTTTTTTTGTTTATCTTTGTAAAAAAGATTTATAGATGATAAATTCAGTTAGACAAACTGTCTTGTCTATTCTTAATAAGAATAATTACGGCTATGTATCTCCAAGTGATTTTAACTTGTTTGCAAAACAAGCACAGTTAGATATATTTGAAGATTACTTTTACCAATACAATTATCAAATCAATAAAGAAAACGCAAGACAATCAGGAACAGGGTATGCTGATATTAAAAAAGGTTATGAAGAAGTTATAGACACCTTTGGTGTGATAGCTCCTTTGATACAAACTGTTCCGGGTTCACCGGGCTCAAACACTTGGAATATGCCTTCTGATTATTATTTAATAAATAAAATATTATATACAGATGGAGCTCGTCAAAACGAAGTAGAAAGGGTTCATCAAAATAAGATTACTTTATTGAATCAGTCGATGCTAACTGCACCATCAAAACTATACCCTGCTTATACACAAGCAGGAAGTGTTGTCACAGCATTTCCGAACACCATTAATAATGTGGGAGATTTAACTTGTCAGTATATTCGTTTTCCAAAAGACCCTGTTTGGACATATATTACATTAGCAGGTGGTGAGCCGGTGTTTAATCAATCGGCTGCAGATTATCAAGACTTTGAATTACCTCTTGATGATGAACCAACTTTGATAAATAAAATATTGCAATTTGCAGGTATGTCAATTAGAGAAATACAAGCTGTTCAGTTTGGACAGGCACAAGAGGCTTTGGAGGACCAACAAGAAAAATAGATTATGTCATATATAACACCATATCAATATTACGAGAACGGAGGAAACCTCCCTGAAAATGAGAATTGGGGCTCATATCAGTATGTTAGTCTACAGGACATAATAACAAATTTTGAATTGATGTATTCAGGCAATCACTCTTTAGTTAACAACGAAGAGAGGTATAAGATTCTTTTCCATGCCAAAAGAGCAATACAAGAATTGAATTATGATGCATTCAAAGAAGTTAAAATATTAGAACTAGATGTTTGTAAAGAAATGCGATTTGTGCTTCCACAAGATTATGTAAATTGGGTACGAATATCTTGTTTCAAAAACGGATTACTCTACCCTTTAACAGAAAATATTCAAACCAACTATGCGGGTGCATACTTACAGGATGATAAGTGTAGAATTTTATTTGACCATGATGGTAATATATTAAAACCTGAAAATTCAAATTTAGATTTGGAAAGAATCAAAGGTGGTTTGAAAAGTATTTACCTAAATAAAAATAGTATATTCTATGGGTATGAGGGATATTGTTGTGATGGCTATTGGTATTTTGATTATACTATAGGTTCTCGTTTTGGATTAAATACAGAAACTGCAAACGCAAACCCAACATTTAGCATAGATAGTAAAGGTGGAGTGATTAATTTCAGTTCAGGTATGGCAGGGGAAAAATGTGTTCTTGAGTATATTTCTGACGGCATGGAGCAAGGAGATAATTCCAAAATTACAGTAAACAAATTATTCGAAGAATATATTTATGCATATATCGAATTTGCTATTTTAAGTTCAAAATTAGGTGTACAAGAATACATAGTCAACAGGGCTAGAAAAAGAAAAAGTGCTTTGTTGAGAAATGCGAAAATAAGAATTAGCAATATACACCCCGGTAGACTCTTGATGAATTTAAGGGGAAGAGATAAATGGATAAAGTAGAATGGCAAATTTAACTAGAAACTTTGTAGCAGGTAAGATGAATAAGGGTCTTGATGAAAGACTCTTATCTAATGGTCAGTATATAGATGCTGTTAATGTTCGCTTGGGGTCTACTGAGGTTTCAGAGATAGGAGCAGTTGAACTTGCAAAAGGAAACGAGCAACTTACTACACTTTCATTTAATAACACTCCATTGTCGGACAGTGCTAAATGCATAGGGGCTTTTGAAAATGGAGAGAATGAAACCCTATATTGGTTTGTTCACGACCCAAACTTTCCTGTTGGTGCTACAGGAAAATGCGATATGATAGTATCACTTGATACTAAAAATAATTTTCTTGTATATCACATAGTAAGTATTGATGACGGAGGAGGTGTAAACACCACACTAAATTTTAACGATAAAGAACTTGTCATAGGTGTAAACCTAATAGAGAACTTATTGTTTTTTACAGATAATTTTAATCCTCCAAGGTTTATAAGCACATCTAAAAACTATCAAAACCCTATATTAAATATTGACCAATTTGATGCTGAAGATATTCTTGTAATTAAAAAGCCACCGGCTTTTGCACCAATTATAACGCCACAGCCTTCTAGTTCATCTAATAATTATATGGAAGATAGGTTTTTGTCTTTTGCATATAGATATAGATATGCAGACAATGCCTTCTCAGCAACTTCACCTTTTTCTCCTCCGGCATTTATACCCGGACCTTTTAATTTTGAGTTTGATACTTTCTTAAACGGAGGTATGTTAAACTCTGCTAATATTGTACAGATTGAATATGATACAGGAGGACCATTGGTGGTTGGTATTGATTTGCTGTTTAAAGACAGCAGCACTAATGTCATTAAAGTTATTGAGTCTTTCAATAAATTAGACTTAGGTTTGCCGAACAACAGTGTGGAGACTTACACTTTTAGTAATAGTAAAATATTTCAAGTTTTACCGGATACAGAAATTTTTAGAACATTTGACAATGTTCCTTTAAAAGCCAAGGCTCAAACTATTATGGGGAACCGATTAATGTATGGAAACTATGAAGATGGAAATGATTTAACAGATGAATTTGGAGCTCCAATAAAATTAGAATATTTTACTAACTCTCTTTCAACTCCTGTTGATAATCAATCTTTACCCATAACATTAGAAACAGGAACATATAATATTGACCCATCTTTTCAAAACCTTCAGATAACAAATTCTGTTATGGTTTTAGATTTCACAAACATAGATTTGAACCAAGGCTCGGCATTTGTAATAGATGCAAGTTTATCTCACGAATCGTTTTCAGGAGGCAACTTGTCTGATGAAAATAATAATATCGCTATAGATTTCACTTACTTGCTTCCTGCTTCTTATGCGGATGCTTTTACTATGGGTAATTCACAGGAGTTTATAGATGCAATACAATTATTAGAAGCAAACTTTGCGGATGCTTGTAATGGAACTTCAATGACAGACCAATTTAATTGTGATGCTCTTCAAACTTTAGACGCAACATACAATAAAACATCTAGTGGTGTGGATGGTCTAGCAGAAGGTTTTAAAATAATAACAAGTCAATCTACTCCAAACATAATTAAAATTCAGATTAATGCTTTACAATATACCGAAACCGGTCCACCCGTCAATGAGGTTTATGAGTATCAAACTATAGACCTTGTAACAGGAGAGTTTACTGC